TTTTCTATATTACTTTCTAAATTATCATTTTGAGTATTGTCTAAAACAGTTAAATCACTGATTGAATTATTCTCACCAGTAACAATTCTTTCATATTCTTCAACTAAGTCTTTATTTAACATAAAGTCTATATCTTTTGAGCGTATTTCAGTTTCATATAGTTGTTTGTAATATGGCATTATCTTATTTAATTTAGTTTTTAGTCTATGTTGGAATCTTGCTACAGTCTCAAATCCTATTTCATTAAAATAATATTCATCAATAAACTTTTCTTCAAACTTACTTTTTATAGTTTCACTATTAACATAAAAATCATAATCAAAATTAAAAACCTTGTAAGTTTCGTGTATTCTTCTAAGTTCTAAGGTATATTTACTCAACCTCATCACCTACTTCTTTTTCTTGACCTAAAAAGTTAAGTGATAAATTATCTATAACCTTTTCTACTTTTATATTTAGTCCAAATTTTTCATTTATTTGTTCAGCTGCTAAAAGTCTGTTTTTATATTCAACATCTAAATACATAAGTATTTGACCGTTATTTATATTTACCTCATCAACTAAAAGACGCTCTCTTTTGCTACCGTTAGCACTTGAATTATTAAGTCCTAACTTAGTTAATAACTCATTTATAATATTATTTTTATGTTCTTGTAAGTTATTTACTATATATTTAGCTTCAGTATTTAATACTTGAACACCTATATCTCCACCGTTAGTAAGTTTTGCATCAGTAAATATAACTTCTTGACCTTCATCTATTTTCTTATAGATATTTTTAACAGTTAGTTCATTATCTTTAGTTGTTGGTATAACATACGGAACCCTTTGATGTTTTAAATTCCTACTTTGTGTTATTTCAACCTCATTTATTAAATTAGCATATTTATAAATAATAGGTGATGTAGGCATACCCATATCATTATTTAATATTCTTATAGCACTATCAGCACTTATTAACTCCGAATAACCTATTCCTGTAACTGTATAAGCTAAAGGGTCTCCATAAACATTATAACCATTACCTGGGGAACAAGGAAGACAGCATAAACCACCTTCACTACGTTCAAAGAAAGCACATTGACCATGTTCAAATAAGGCAGTCTCTATATGTCTACTTTCTAAACCTTGTGGTAAGTTACTCCATTTAAACCTATTTAAAGCTAATAACCTTAACTCATTTAGTATTATAGCTAAATTAGCGTTATCATGTGTATTTAATAAAAGTCCTACACCTTTATTCCACATACTTTTATTTTTACTCATTATTTTTCACCCCTAAAATAACGTGTTTTATTTCTTCTACATCTTCTTTAACATCTTGTATTAAAGATATATTATTAGATAAACTTTCGATTATTTCCTGATACTTTTGTTCTCTATTCTCATTCTTTTTATTAGTATCGAATAACAACCACACAAATAAAGCCCCAAAACTTATTTGTGATAAATCAATACTTAATAATTCGTTCATATTTAACACCCCTTATATTTCATAATTATCCCTTGATATGTCACCAACAACAACACCTTCACGGTCTATATGCCATACAGTAACACCTTTATCAAATATGGCTTTTAACTGCTCAAAATGATGTCTAGGTATATTATTAGATTTTAAGTTAGCTCCAACAGTTTTGATATAATTATAGTAATATCTATTCCTTATGTTTGGAGTTAATATTTTATTTTGTTTATATCCAAACATAGCAAAATAGTCGCCTAATTTCTTTAACTGTTCATTATGTAAACCAAACCTATATAAACTAACCTTCTTATTACCTACGTCTAAACCGTAATAAACATCTGACCCCATTGATATTAATGTGTTTGGAGTGCTAAATAAATCTTGATTTTGAGCTATCTTATTTTGTATGGCTTGTTGTATATCTAAATCAGCTCTTTTGTTAGTAGCTTCATAATTAAAATAACTATCTACCATATTAGCACCAGCACCTATTATGGACATTGGATTTAATGAAGTATTTGACATAGTACCTATCATACCAGTAATTAAACCTTTTGAATTAGTTTGTTTTGTTAAGAAACTATTTTGCATTACGTGTTGTACTTGTTGGTTAGTTTGATTTTTATTACTAGCAAACCATTGATTATACGCACTACTTGAGCAAGGTAATTCATGTGCATCACCACTTACTAAGGCTTCCATTTTACCTTCACTATCACCTTTATAACCTTCTATAAATAATCCATAACTACATCTATCTGATATTGTATTTCTAACCTTTAAGGTAGCAGTATTACTTGGTACTAGATGATATTTTACTTCCATTGGAGGATTTAAATGGTCGCTTATCATAGCAAAACTATATGGATAATTATATAATCTACTTTCGTTTTTCCAATTCAAAGCTCCACCTATGTTTTTACTAGGTTTATAACATTCAAAGGTATTTAAGGTTTTTACTTTGTTTGTTAATATCTCATTAGATATACGGTAAACACTAGCACCATTTATAAGTCCAGGACGAATTGTGTCCCCAAAGCGTTCCGTATCATATGGTATTTTAAAAAGTCCTAAATCCCCTTCTTCTACAAATGGAACAAATTGAACGGACTGAATAGCTGGACAGTTACCTATTATGTAATTATCTTTAACACTCCAACCTTCCATTTGTTCATTCATAAAATAAAAATATAAACCACATGATAAATCATACATTTTACTATCCCATTTATCTTCACCAGCTTCTAATATAGCCATTATACAACATCCCCTTTATTTAAACTAGGAGCAGGGTCTACGCTTTCATTGTCTGATATTCTTCTAATTTCCCAGTGACAATGTGGTCCTGTACTTGTTCCTGTTGAACCTACCTCCCCAATCTTTTGTCCTTGTTTTACTGTTTGTCCTTCTTCAACTACTATTTTAGATAAGTGTGCGTGTACAACTTTATAATCTCCATGTTGTACCCAAACACGAAGCCCAAAACCTTCACTGTGGTCGTCAGGATTTTGCCATCCAGCCTGTAAAACTACTCCATCTTGACAAGATACTGAAGGAGAACCTGTAGGAACTGAAATATCAGTACCATGATGGAATTTTTTAGTTCCATAAACAGGGTGAATTCTCCAACCATACTTGGAACTAACTGTTCCACCTTTTACTGGACACATAAAAGTACCATAATCATTAGTAAAATTCTTATATCCATCTATTTCTCCTATGTTTTCTTCATCTGGTAACCAACCGTCTCCGTTATTTTCTGTTACTGTTCCTGATATTGAACCACTAGTATTAACTATTCCTATAGGTCTAACTTCAAATTCTTGATTAAAAAACATATTACATTCTTGTTTTCTTCTTGCAACTAATCCAGCTAATTGTTGTCCATTTGATGTTGTATAAAATTTCTCCCATATTGGACGTATAACACTTTCATTAGTTGGGTCATTAGATATAGCTTCCATTAAGCTATTATAACCTGTTACAACACCATTACCGCAGTTATAAGCTAAAGAACACAAAGCATCAAATTGATATTGTTTGTCACACCCTAACTTTTTAACACTATCTAATATTTTAGCACCATAGTTAGTATTTTTTAAATCATAACTAACTCTAGCGGCTCTTTCCTCACTTATTGGTGATTCTGATACTAATTGATTATATAAACTACTTTCTCCATGTGCTGTCACACCATAAGCTATGGTCCAATAACCTCCACTATCCTGATATTTAGAAGGGGCGAAACCTTCAAACCCTTTTATAAATCTAAAACCTTTAGAGGATAATTTACCATTTTTCCAGGATATTCCATTATTAGAACCTCCACCTGATGAACCACCTGATGAACCACTTGATGAACCTCCGCCATAACCACTAGGTTTAGTTACGTATCCAATCGGAACGCTAGTTGCAACAACAGTAGAATTTTTCATGGTATATAAATCAATTGGTTTTTCAGTTTGTATATATTCACCTATTTCTACTTCTTCATCTTCTAAATTGTATGTAGGTATATCACCATTCCAACGTGGTACGTGCATTCTATCTATAAAAGTAGGCATGAAGCTATATGAAAACATATAAGAAGTAAATACATCAAGTTCTACGTATAACCTTGTATTATTTTCAGTCACTATTTCATGTGCTGTTATAAAGTAAAACCATCCTCGACCATTTTTATTAAACCAAAGATAGTCATATAGTTTAGCTTCTTCAAAGTTTTCATTTATTACTATAAAAGCCCTTTGATTATCATATTTAAAATTAGTTTTTACAGTTTTTAATGTTTTAGATGTAAACCAAAGTTCTCTACTATTAGCATTCTCAAAATCAATTACATTAGTGTATGAAGTACTTAAAAAAGGAATACTACATAAATGTATGTTAGTCAATTTAAACACCCCCTAAAACGAAAATAAGAAGGATTTTACACCTTCTTATTTAATTGTATTATGCTATTGTTGCCCCTTTTACAAATGCTATAGCGTTAGCAAATTTACAACCAGCCATTATACCATGTTTATGTGCAAAGTAGTTAGTTGTTAATTTATCTGCGTTATAGAATGTATTTGTAGTGTTTATAGTATCCCACGCTTGTAATAAATCTTTATCAGCAAGTAATGCTATAACTTCTTGTCCACTACTTGATTTAGTTTTTCCTAAAGTATCTACAACTATAGTTCTAACTTGAACATCTGCACTTGAAACATTAAATGCAAATGCTAAGGCTTGAACATCTATTTCAGCTTGATATTCAGGAGTTATAAATAAAACTAAATCATTTTTAGCTGACCATGTTTTAACACCTGCTAAGTTGTATTTATTAGATGGGAATTGAAGTTTATTTGCCCATGTTCTTATTTGTTTACATAATTCTACCCCTGTTGGATTATCTCCTACAGCTATTAACGCATTAGCTTTTGTAGTAGCATCTGCATACATTTGTGGTATTATACCAACATCTTGAACACTTCCACCACTTGATTTTTTAGTTTGATTTATTAATATATCCTTCATATCTTCAAATTCAGAAACTTGAACCTGTGAGAATAAAGAATCAACTATTTTATTTAATAATGTACTAAGACCGTAAGAATCAGTAAAAGCACCTCTTAATTGTAAATCTGATATAGATGTTTTAAATTTATATGCAAAGTTTTGTGATATATAATCTACTTTTACTTTTGGAGTAGTAACACCTATTAAATCAGCTTCATTAGTTGTTGAACCTTCAAAGTGTTCATTGAATCCTTTCTGTTCAGCTAATTCAACAAACATTTCTTCTATTGATTTACCATATGGTAACATCCCTCTATGTAACATTTTTAAAGGATTGTTAAATACCTTATTAAAGAACATAGTTTTACCAACTTTATTAGTTAGTGTGTTTATAAATTCATTTTTTACTGTTGGATATGCTTCTAAAGTAGCATATATTTCTAAATCATTAGACCCTGTTGCTACTGCAACACGTTCTTGATATTCTAAAGATTGTTCTTCTCTTATAGAGTTTAATAAATCTTTATTTTGTACTCTAGCCATTTTATTGACCCCCTATTAATATATTTGTTAAGTCTGATAAAGACTGAACATTCACCCCTGTATTATCTTTTGATTGTTCGTTATTTGTTATAGGTTCTTGAACAACTTTTAAAAATAAATCGTGATTTTTTACTTTTAAATCTGTTACTTGTTTATTTAAATCGTCTATTAAAGACTTATCTGTATTTATCTTTGTATTTAATGCTTCTATAGTTAACTTACTTTGTTCTAACTCTTCCTTTTGGTTAGATATTAACTCCCTCATCTCTTGTTCAGTCATTACAATTCCCTCCATTGTATGAATGATTTTACACCTTTTTCTTTTAGTTTTTCTTGATATTGAATAGCATAATCCTTATTACTAAAACTTTCAGTAACAACTTGAAAAACGCCTGTATTAACATTTGATTTTATATTATAACCTGTTACACCTTCTACAATAGCTTTAGCTATTAAATCAGCTCCTACAGCGTTATATGTAATAACATCACTCCTACTATTAACAAAGCATACTTCTATAATCATAGCTTTACACTTTGTATGTTTTAATTCGTAAAATTTAGGATTTACTTTAACACCTCTATTTTTAAAACCTAAAGAACTAAGTTTTTCACATACTCTTTTAGCTTCAACCATATTTTTATCATTATAAACCCAAACCTCACACCCTAAAGGTTCTGTTGTTTCATTCGTTGAACTATTCATATGTATACTAAAGAATATTTCGCCATTATTATCATTACATTTATTAACTCCATACGCTAAATCACTTGATGAATCCATAGACCCTGGAGATACATCTAAATGTTTTAAGCCTAATTTATCTAAATATTTATTAATACTTTTATTTATTTTATCACACTCATATTCCTCTTTTAAATATCCTCTAGCTCCTACGGACTGTTTATTATGACCACGTCTATGGATAATCATTATAACCACCTCATACTATAATAAAAGGACTTAGATTATAAGTTTGTGAGTAACTAAATCCCTAAAACTGTGCGGAGGTTTCACCCTCAGTTATCCGCTTTTAATCAGTACAAATCTCTAACATCTAAGCCCTAATTTTATATTAATCCATTAAAGGATAATATACTTAATTTAATTGTTATAAGACATAATCAAAATAACTAAGTCCATTATCTCTATATTACTTTGATTTAAGTCATATTTATTAAAAAGTTTTTTAAAATCTCTGAATAACTTATTTGCTTTTATAACTTGTTCTTCATTAAAATCACTTGGAAAAATGTAATGTTCATTTTTACAATCACAAACTGTGCATAGATGTATACCTGTTTTGTTTTCAATCATAAAATGATTTTTACATTTATCGCATTTTATAGTTATCATTATGCTTTTATTATCATATCATGGTATCTCATACCAGTTGACTTAGATTTCTTTTCCTCAAATACTACTGGCATACCATTAGCTTTTAAAGCAGTTACTATTTCATCACCCATAGCATCTATTTTCTTGAATTTATCAGTTGTAACACTTCCTCCGAAATAGAAATTAGCTGGGTCTTCTTTTATTATAAAAGCAACATAATCTTCATTCTTTTCATGGTCTGTTAAATATCCCCAATCTTGAACAGTCATATCAACATTTAAAACTAGTG